AATTAGCAAAAGAGATACAAAGAGCAAAGATTGGTATTATATGGCATACATCATATAGTGGGAAATCATTTGAAACAATGAAAGCTGAATTTGGTAGAGATATAGTTGGTAAATTAAAAAGAACTAGCGATGTTTGGATGGACGACGCAACGCTTAAAGATGTATCAGGAACAGCAACTCTTACTCGTGAAGATACATTAGAATTAAATAAAAATTTATCAGAAGCTGGTAAGATATTTAAAAAGATTGCTTCTAAATCATTAAAAGAAATAGAAGAAAATAAAGAATTAAACTTAATTATTAATGTATATAACAATAGAGAAGTAAGAAAAGGTCAAAGAATTACAAATACTGAGCGTCATGCTAAAGGTTTAATAATGTTTGTTAATGATAGATATGCTAAAGCTATTGATAAAAGAACTTCTGATGCAGGTAAACAAGTACAAATAGATAAAAGAGATGAGCTATTAGAGTTTTTTAGTAAAGAAAACTTAGACCAATTAAAATTAATATTTGATTTACATAATTACGTGACAGATAGCAAATTAATTATTATAAATAAACTAAACAAACTCAATAATATGGGTACGTTTGTAAAAACTAAATCCGGATTTAAAGTCACCGGCGTTGAAGGCTTTGTGGCTATTGATCGAATGGAAGGTGGTGCTGTTAAATTAGTAGACAGATTAGAATTTTCTACTAATAATTTCAGCAAAGATATTATTAAAGGCTGGGATAATCCAGGCTAATGGGAACCGAGGATATAAATGTCGATAAAATCGTTCAGTGATTATTTAACTGAAAATACAAAAGAAATAACGTTTGTTTTTGGTAGGTTTAATCCACCTACTATAGGCCATGAGAAACTATTTGATGCGTTAAAGAAACAATCACGTGGCGGTAATTATAGAATCTATGCATCTCATTCGAACGATGCTAAAAAGAACCCATTACAATTTAAAGATAAAATAAAATTTTTACGTAAAATGTTTCCTAAACATGCACGTAATATAATGGCTGATAATGATGTTCGTACAGTACTGGATATAGCAGTGAAATTGTACGACCAAGGATTTACCAAAGTATCAATGGTTGCAGGTAGTGACCGTGTAAGAGATTTTGATATATTATTAAACAAATACAATGGTAAAGAAGCTAGGCACGGCTTTTATAATTTTGAAGGTGCTATTAACATTATAAGCGCAGGTGAAAGAGACCCAGACTCTGATGGAGCAACTGGAATGTCTGCCACTAAAATGCGTATGACCGCTCAACAAAATGACTTAGCTGGTTTCGCTAAAGGCGTACCAGCTGGGTTTGATGCTAAAGACTTATTTAATGCTGTAAGAAAAGGCATGGGTTTAAAATTAGAAAATACTTTTAGACAACATGTTGATTTACCAGTAGTATCTCAAAGAAGAGAAGAATATGTTGGTGGCGAATTATTTAAAGAAGGCGATGTTGTAAAAATAAAAGAAGAAAATGTTAATGGTGAAATCGTAGTTTGTGGTACTAATTATGTAATAGTAGAATCAGAACTAGGTAAAAAGAGATATTGGTTAGATGCTATTGAATTATCTGAAGAGCATGGAGCTGGAGATTGGGGAACTGATAAAGGTGTAAAAAGATATATTGATGATACACCATTTATGAAACAAGAAGTTGCAGCTCATTTAAAAAGCTTTATGGATATTAAAGAAAGAGAAGATAGTGATATTGGTCATAAAAAAGGTTCACAACCTGCTAAGTATCATACAGGTCTTTCTAAATCTACTAAGCAAAAGAGAGATGCTCACTTTAAAAAGAAATCAACAAAACCAGCACCTGGTGATGCAACAGCAAAAACTAAACCATCAACACATACTAAAAAATTCAAGGCAATGTTTGGCGAAATGGCAGAACATTTAACCTTTGAAGATTATGTAGTAGAAAATAAAGGTGTTGATACAGCATTAAAGAAAAAGGCAGAAAAATCAGGAATGCCTTTAGGTATATTAAGAAAAGTCTTTGATAGAGGAGTAGCAGCTTGGAAGACAGGACATAGACCTGGAACAACAGCGGTACAATGGGGATTAGCAAGAGTTAATTCATTTGCTACTAAATCATCAGGAACATGGGGTAAGGCAGATAAAGACTTAGCCAAACAGGTACGAGGAAGTTAAATGAATTTAGAAGAAGCATATAAAAATCAAGTAGTAAAAGAAGACGGTCACGTTGATTCTGCAAATGTAAAGAATCAATTAACATCTTTAAAAAGAAATGCTGAACAATTATTAGCTCAGGTAAAACCTGACTCTGAATATCCATCATGGTGGGTTAACAAAATAGTTAAAGCTGCTGATTATTTAGATACTGCAAAAGATTTTTTACAAAATAAAGTTGACCAAGGTAAAGTAGAATGAAAACATTCAAAGAAATTAGAAATCTACAAGAAGGTATAAAAAAGATTACTCTTGACTTTGATGTTGGTGACCCAAGAGAATTTAGTCCTGACTGGGAAGAAGAAGGAGTATACCTTGTTAATTGGGATAAAAGAAAAAAACAAATGGAAGTTGAAGGTGACTCAAGAGATTTATACAAATGGTTACATACAACATTCGGATTTAGTAAAGGAGAAGCTAAGAGGGCTATAAAATGAAGAAATTTAAACAACTAAGAGAACAATTATTAACAGAAGCATCAGCTACTATTACAGTACAGGTTAAAGGTTTCAAAGGAAATTTAAAAGCTTATGATAGAGAAAGAATGAATGACAGCGATTTCGATTTAGGCGGTCTATTAGGTATCGATAGAGATTCAGCAGACCCTGTAAAATACGGAAAAGATACTGTGACTTATTCATTTCCTGATTTTAATTTAGACGATGCAGAAGATATGTTTAAAACCGCTGTTAAAACAGCAAAAGACATGACAAAATACTCAAAGTATACTGCGAGTATGTTTAAAAAATTACCTGATGAAGACCCATCTGATTGGCCAGGAAACACACCAATTGATGATTTTTATGTTGGAGCTTATTATGATAAAAATGTTACACCAGGTATACCATTTGTTTATACAGTCAAATTTAATCAACTAAGAGAAGACGTTAATGAAAGAGCTTACAGCAGAGATGAAAAGTTAGTTCAACAAGCAGTTGGTATTGCTATGAATATGGGTGGCAATATGACAGGAGCTTACAAGAAAATAGAGAAGCTTAAAAGAGGATTAGGTGACCACCCTGTTGTTAAAGCAGCTTTAAGACTTGCTAATGAATCAGTAGAAGAAGCTGTTATCTCTGAATTAACAATGAAACAAATTAGAAGAAAACATAGTGTATCATTAAGAAAAGCTATGAAAAGTGGCAATTTAGAATTACCTCAAGACGCTGAAGAAGCATTATATCAATGGGCTTTTGATAATGGTGAAATAAAAACAGATGACCCGGATGAATTTACAGACTGGTTAGATAATAACTTAGACGATATCGTAAGAGGAAAACTAGACTAATGGCAAAGTTTAAAGATATAAGGAAACGAAATAACAGATTAGATGAAAAAATGACACCAGCTCAAAAAGCAAAAAGATATGAGATGATTAAAAAAGCCGTTGAAAAAATTAATGCAAGAAATCTTGAAAGAGCGAAAGCAGATGCTCTTAAAATGATGAAAGCATCTGGTATGTTTGATGAAGAAAAAGAATTAGAAGAAAAGAGTCCAGGTCTTTGGGCTAACATTCATAAGAGAAGAAAGTCCGGAAAGCCTATGAGGAAAAAAGGCGAAAAAGGAGCTCCAACTGCAGCAGCTATGAGACAAGCTAAAGGAGAATCAGTTAATGAAGATTCGTTTAAATTAGTTGATATGTCAAGAAAAACTGCAAAAATAGCAGATAAACTTGCTCAAAAAGTCGGACTAGATACTGATTTAGAAGGCAATGTTTTAGGTATACAATTAACAGTTCATGGTACTAAAAAGAAAATAGAAAAATGGTTACAATCATTACCATTAGAAGAAGGAATGTATACAAAAGACGATGGCGGAGCTTATGATGGATTAAGAATCGCTAAATATCTTGCATATCAAGATGGTAAACCTTGGAGAAATTTACCTTATGGTACATTGCAAGGTTATTTAGATACTGCTATGGATATGTTAAAAAGAGATAAATCTAAAGCAAGAGATATATTATCTCAACCAACACCAAGAGGATATTAAAATGAAAGGATGGAAAGAAACATATACTAATATAGTATTAGAAAACGCTGAACCTATAGAAGAAAAAATTGATGGCTATAGAAGTTCATATAAAAACGTAAGTAAGTATGATGGTAAAGAGTTTGATAGAAAACTAGAATTTAAAACGCTTGATAAAATTCAAAAAGCTTTAGAAGAAGCAGGTAAACATCATGAAAATTTACAGTATCCTTATGTTGTTGATACTGTCACAAGGCTTTGGGACCATTTAGCAAAAGCTTCAGTAGGTATTATTGAATATAAAAGAAATATTGAAGATGGTAAATACGACGGTGTAATAGATAAAGACGACTAATGAGAACTTTTAAAGAATTCAGAGTTAACGAAGCTCCTTATGTATCTAATGATAAAGATATATTAGATTCTATTTGGAAAGAAGTAAGACCAAGACTAGAAAAAGAATTAAAAAGAGGTAATGTAGAAACTACTAATATAATAGCAAGATTAGCTAATTTCAAAGTAACGAAGCAAGGGCAACAAAGAGGACGTACATTTAGATACGATTTAAAACGATGAAGACATTTAAAGAATTTACAGAAAATCATAAGTACGATAACTTAACTGTAGAACAAATTGAGCAAATATTAGCAGAAAGTCCTAATGAAGCCGGTGAGATTATGTCAAGAGTTATTATAGAATTACAAGAGCTTATTTGGAAACTTATGAAGCTTATGTATAATATAGTTAAATTTTTACTTAAACTTGGTGTCTCATCTGGTACGTTTTTATACAGAAGATATAATAAACAAGCAAGAGATGACAGAAGCTTTGATAGACAAATGCAAAAGACTAATAAAGAAATTAAAAAACTTAAATTAGCTAAAGCAAGATATGAAAATGCTATTATGAGATTAGATAGCATGAAAGATGCTTTAGAAAATGTATCTAAAGAAGACCAATTAACGCATAAAAAAGAAATGCAAACATATAGAAATGGTATAAAAGAAATAGAGAAAGAAGCTAAACTTGCTTTGAAAAAATTAGAAGCAATAAAAATAGCTCCTGGTACTCCTAGATTTGGAATGTTCGGATGATAAGTTTTAAATTATTCTTAGAAGGCGAAGGTAAGTATAAAGGCGAAACTTGGGAAGATGGTTATAAAAGAAGAGTTGTAAAAACAACTAAACCTGAACATAAAGAAAAAGGTTATAACTGGAGAATTAAAGGTAAAGAAAGAGATGAAATTTCTATTAAGTTATATAAATCTAAACCTTCCTTTGCACAATACAAACAAGAAATGAAGAGGGTAGCAGGTCATGAATTCGGTGGTTAATTTTAAAGAATATAGAACTAAGTTTGGTCTATATGAAGGAGCACATGTTCCATTAGAAGAACCAATGATTGAAGCTCCAGAATTAAATAAACCTAAAAGGTCTGGTGGACCAAGTAAATACGTTGTATACGTAAAGAATCCAAAGACTGGCAATGTAATGAAAATTAATTTTGGAGACGCTAAAGGTGGTCTTACATCTAAAATAAATGACCGTGAAGCTGCTCGTAATTTTGCATCACGACATAACTGTGATACAAAGAATGATAAAACAAAAGCAGGTTATTGGGCTTGTAGATTACCTAAGTATGCTAAATCTTTAGGACTTAAAGGTGGAGGAGATTACTTTTGGTAGACCTACCTTTTATAACTGAAGAAGATTTAGACGGAGAAGTTCGTGAGTTCCTTATTGATCGAGACAATGAGGAATATGTTTGGCATAAAGATAATGAACATCGTGAAGTTGAAGTACTCGAAGGTGAAGGCTGGCGTTTTCAATATGAAAACTGTTTGCCATATTTGTTATCACCTGGAATGATATTCGACATACCAAAAGGAGAGTATCACCGATTAATTAAAGGTTATAATAACCTTAAATGTAGGATAATCTTTAAAGATGGATAATACAGAAATAAAACAGGTATATACAATACAATCGCAAAGATTAGACCGTATAGAAGAGAAGTTGGACCAAATGGCTCAGGCGATTATAGCGCTTGCGAGAGCTGAGGAAAAAATCTCGACCCTGGCTGAATTTAATAAGCAGCAGTCAGAACAAATACAAAGTCTTATAAATAGAATGGACCGAGTTGAGCAATCAGTGAATAGCAATGCAAACACGGTTAATGTAATTAATAGAATATTCTGGTTAATTGCTAGTGGTTTAGTCGCTGCAATTACCTGGGAATTAATAGTTCATTTAAACAACTAACGGAGAAGAAAAATGAAATTTAATGACGATATAACAAAAAGCATTGCTGATACAGTACAGAACGTACTTGAAGGCAAACCTGCTGTTAAGAAAGAGGAAGTAAAATATCCTCACATGATGTATGACCCAAAAACTGGAGAAGGCGTTGAAGTCAAAGATAAGGCTGAACACGACAAATACAGTAAAATGGGTTGGGGACATGATAAACCAAAGAATGTTTCTGAAGTAGAAGAGCCTAATGTTCCTTCAAAAGATGCTAACATGGGTTCCAAGCAAGGAGAAGCTGAGTTTAAAAAGCTACACAAAGGTAAAAAAGTTGGCGAAAAAGAAGATGGTTCTGTAGTAAAAGAAGAAACTCTTGTAGAAGCTTTAAATCAAAGACAACTTTTAAAAGTTGCTAAAGATTTAGAAAAAGCTATTAAAAAATCAGGAGATTTAGTAAGAGAAATTACCAAACATGAAGAATTAGAAATGAGTGGTGAAGCTTATGGAGAAATAGGTAAAGGCCAAGAGATGATGGATTATGGCATACGCTTTTTAGAAAGTGACATAAAAGATTATTTTAAATCTGGTGGTGAAGTAAAAGAAGCTAAAGAAGTTGATGAAGAATCTGAAAAACAAGCTGCTTACAAAAAAGTATTTAATGCTGGTCTTAAAAAGTTTGGCGTAAATGGTATTGGTGAACTTGATGATGAAAAGAAAAAAGAATTCTTTAATTGGGTTGACAAAAACTATGAAGCTAAAGCTGAACAATTAGATACTAAAAAGGTTGATGACGAGGAAGAATAATGAAAAACTATTTTGAACTTAAAAAAGAATTAACTGAAGCTAATGTTTCTATTGCAAAACTTAGACCTGGATTAAAGGTTAATGTTATTCATAAAGGTAGGTCAGCAAGAAATTTTGGAATTAGTGGTCAAAATGTTTATGGTGGAAGAGTAGAAATTTTAGGACTTGGTAATGTACCTTATGGAAAACCAGCTAAAGCTTCACATGTCATAGGTAGAGACTATAGTGATGTTCAAAACAAGTATAAAAATATTTGGAATACTGATGAAATTAAATATGGCTATTTTTGGAATGCTAAAAATAGAATGAAAGCTTTTTTTCAAGCTATTGCTGCAGAATCTGGTGGTAAAAAAATTCCTTATGGTCACGTTTGTTGGATTTGGAAAATAATTGAAGGTCCAAATAAAGGAGATATTTCTTACTGTTATATCAGTAGTGATGATGAATGGGAAGTAAGATATTTAAATAAAGGAACTGAATTTATACTAGAAACATAATCAACTTGAGTTATATATAATATATGATGAAAGTATTTGATGAACTAAATAATAAGAATTTTAAGCTATTTGCAGCTCAAAATTATAATAATCCGGAATGTACGGATGTTGAAGAATTTAAAAATGACCTTTCAAGATTTAAATATCTTAAAAGGCTGCTTACAAGATACGAAGAACATGGTGAATTACAGGAAAGATTAATACTTAATCACATAATAGTTCTTTATAATGTATTTGGTATAGAAGCATGTAATAAAATGATGTGGTTTAAAATTGATGAAAATCACTATCAATATATAAAACCATTTTTAGTATATCTTCATTATCTGCCAGAGGATGAAAGAGTTGAGGTAATAATGGACCCCAACATAGTAGAGGTATTAAGAAAACTATAATGTCATTTGTATCAAGAGCAGGAGATTTATTTTACGCATTTCGTTTTTTGAAATTGCTCGTTACTCCGTTCGAGAAGACAAAAGCGTTTGAACTTGGTATAGTAGATGACCAAGGTACAGTTCTTAAAAAAGCAAAAGATAGAACTAAGCCAGAAGAAAAAGCAGCTTATACAGTTTTTCATAGATTAGTTTTTAACCTCAAAAGACTTATTGGTAAAGTTCCAGGTGGTCGTTCAGTAGTAGCAAGATATGGAGCTGCTCTCTTTCTTATCAAAGAACATACAAAAATGTCAGATAAAAAAATGTTAGAAATGTTAGAAAAAGCATTAGATATAGAAATTGACCCGTATGAACTAACTGAAAATACTTGGTATCAAGATGAAGAATCTAATTTATATCCAGGTAATTATATATTAACTGAAGATGTGGCATCGCCAATTACAGGAGAAATAGTGGCTTTAAGAAATACACAAGTTAAAGTAGATACTTTACAAAAGCCAATTGGTAAATTTCAGAATATAAATATTTATAGAGTGAAACATACAAAGACAAATCAAGATTTGTATGTAAGTAATGGAGACATAACTCGATGAGAAGGACATTTAAAGAATACGAAGCAATGTGGGAAGATGCAGCAGCAAATTCCGTAGCAGGCGGTGGCGTATCTTTACCATCTGATGCAATGGGTAAACAAGCATTACTTCGAAGACAAAAGAAAAAGAAAATTTACGACGGTAGAACAAAAGAAGGTAAAAAGTTTGTAGAAAGAATATTAGCAAGAAGAGTAGCAAAACAAGCAAAAGTGGAAGAAAATATGAAAAAATTTAAACAATTTAACGAACAATTATCTAAATATGATTTTCGATATTATAGAAAATATGAGCTTGAATTAAAAAATAGAGCTTATGGTAGAGATGTAGAAGATATGTTTAATAAAGCTGGTTATAAAGCATCATCAGGCCGAGGCGGTGATTTAAATGTTATGGGTACTACAATATCATTCAATAATAATAGTAAGCATTGGGGCACTGACGAAAATAAACTTAAAGCCGTAATCAAAAAAGTATTAGGTATTGACGTAGATAGATTATAATATGAAAAATTTTGTTATTAAAATGTGGGAAAAAATCAAGTGGTTCATAAGGTTATTTCAAACACGATACACTATTCATGTATCTTTTGATAGTCAATGGGGAAATGCCGATGACCAAGTCTATGAACACGTAAGAAAAATAATCAAAGCAAATTTCAAAGAATTAAAGTTTAGAACAGATGACAAAAGAGTTGTGCATATACGTGGTATGCAGGGACTGAGATATAAAATAGAGGACGAATAATGAATCAAATGTTTATTGGTATTATTCTTGTGATGGGATTAGGTGGTTATTATCTCTATAATGAAAACCAAACACTCACTCAGAATAATATAAAATTGGAAGCTGCCGTTGAAGAACAAAAACAAACAATGGCAATCATGAAAGAGCAATACGAAAAACAAGGTAAAGCTCTTATGAATATGAGCAGACAAAATGCTCAAATAGAAAAAGAAAAGGCAGAGTATCTCGCAATATTCTCAAGGCATAATTTGGACTTACTTGCTCTAAAGAAGCCTGGATTAATGGAAAATAGATTTAATAAAGCAAGTGAAGAAGTGATGGAGGGAATGGAAAATGATACTGAAGCGTTATATAACATCAACAATCCTAATAATAGCAATTAGTGGTTGTTCATTATTACCTACAAAGAAAGTAGAAGTAGTATCTAAACCAATACAAATAGATATTATGCAACCAGATTTGCCACGTCCTGTGGAATTGACTGCACCTCAATGGTGGGTTGTATCGGAAGCAGTTATTACAAATCCATGTAAAGCAACAATACCATTCGAACCTAAAAAGTTTGATGATGAAGGTAACGAAAAATTTAAGAGACCAAAAACCTGTGATTTATCTGAAAGAGATAATCCTGATTGGCCAGAAGGTTATACATATTTGGATAGATTTTTAGATGAAATTAAAAAACAAAATAATGGAGACATTGTATTTGTTGCAACCACAGTTGGTGATTATAAAGTCATGGCTGAGGATATGCAAGAACTCAAAAGATATATTAAGCAATTAGGCGAAGTTGTTATATACTATAGAGATGTAACAATGCCAAATGGTGATAAAGGTGTAGGAGTTGGTATTCAAACACCTGAAGCTGTGTCTGGTATTCGTGGATAAATTTTTCAATTAAACGTTTACAAATCGCAAGATTTGTGATATAATATATATTATTATGAATGGAACAAATACAATTAATGTCACTAAGCGAGATGGTTCAATTCAACCATTTGATTTAGATAAAGTTCACAAAGTTTTAGAATGGGCTGTTGAAGATATATCAGGCGTATCAATGTCTGAAATAGAACTTAAAGCTAACATTCAATTATTTGATAAGATTCCAGCTTATGATATTCATGAGCTACTTATTAAATCAGCCGCTGAACTTATATCAGAACATACCCCCAACTATCAATTTGTAGCAGCAAGACTTATTTCTTATAAAATGAGAAAAGAAGCTTATGGTGACTATTCAGTTCCGCCATTAACATCTATTATAGAAAGAAATGTTAAACTCGGCGTATATGATAAAGAAATTGTTAATCTATATAATGAAGATGAAATAGTAGAATTAAATAATTATATCAAACATGAAAGAGATGATATGTTTACTTATGCTGGTATGGAACAATTTAGAGGTAAGTATTTAGTTCAAGATAGAAGAACTAAAAAAATATATGAAACTCCTCAAGTATTATATATGATGGTTGCAATGACTTTATTTAGTAATTATAAAGATAATAGATTAAAATACGTTAAGGATTATTATGATGCAATATCTCAATTCTATATATCGCTACCTACGCCAATCATGGCAGGAGTTAGAACGCCGACTAGACAATTTAGTTCCTGTGTTCTCATCGAATCAGGAGACTCTCTTGATTCTATTAATTCTACTGCTACTAGTATTGTTCGATATATAAGCAAAAAAGCTGGTATAGGTATAGGTGCTGGTTCAATAAGAGCTTTAGGAGCTAAAATAGGAGACGGTTCAGTTGTTCATACTGGGCTTATTCCATTCTTAAAATATTTTCAATCAGCTGTAAAATCCTGCTCTCAAGGAGGTGTAAGAGGAGGAGCTGCAACTGTATATCTACCTTTATGGCATTATGAGTTTGAGGATTTAGTTGTTCTTAAAAACAATAAAGGTACTGATGAAACAAGAGTTCGTCACATGGATTATGCATTTCAATTCAATAAACTTATGTACGAAAGATTAATTGAAGGTGGTAATATAACTTTCTTTGACCCTAATGATGTACCAGGTTTATATGAATCATTTTTTATTGACCAAGATAAATTTAAAGAACTATATGAAAAATATGAAAGAGCTCATAGTATAAGAAAGAAATCATTACCAGCATTAGAAGTATTTCAATCATTTATAACTGAAAGAAAAGACACTGGTAGAATTTATCTTATGAATGTAGACCATGCAAATGACCACGGTTCATTTATAGCAGAAAGAGCTCCAATAAGAATGAGTAATCTATGCTGTGAAATAGATTTACCAACAACTCCACTTAATAGTTCAGATGATGAAGATGGCGAAATATCTCTTTGTACATTATCAGCTATTAATTGGGGTTTAATTAACGAACCTCACGAGTTTGAAAAATACTGTGATTTAGCAGTAAGAGCATTAGATGAGTTATTAGATTATCAAGGTTATCCAATACCAGCAGCTTATAAAGGTACTATGAATAGAAGACCTTTAGGTGTAGGTATTATTAACTTAGCTTATTTCTTAGCAAAAAGAGGACTTAAATATGACAAATCAGCATATAAAATAGTTGATGAATATGCTGAAGCGTGGTCATATTATTTAATAAAAAGTTCAGCAAACCTTGCAGTTGAAAAAGGAAAAATGATATATAATACTGATACGAAATATTCTCAAGGAATACTTCCTATCGATACTTATAAAGAAGCGATAGATAATTTAATAGCGCACAGAGAAAGATTACCGTGGAAAGATTTGCGTAAGCAACTCAGAGAAACTGGAATCCGAAACTCTACTCTTATGGCATTAATGCCTGCAGAAACATCCGCTCAAATAAGTAATAGTACAAATGGTATTGAACCTCCAAGAGCTTTAGTATCGTACAAACAGAGTAAAGATGGAGTGATGGCACAGGTTGTACCTGGTTATCATCATCTTAAAAATAAATATGATTTACTTTGGGACCAACAATCTCCCGAAGGATATTTAAGTATTTGTGGTATATTACAAAAATATATTGACCAAGGAATCTCTGTTAACACATCTTATAATCCCGAAAACTATGAGGACAATAAGATACCTATGTCTGTAATGATACAAGATTTATTTACAGCATACAAACTTGGATTAAAGCAATTATATTATTTCAACACGTTCGATGGAGCGGGTGAAATGAAAGAAGATGAACATCATACTTATGATGGAACAGAAGTAATAGAAGATGAGGATGATTGCGATTCATGCAAAATTTAAAAGATAAGATTAATCAAAGAATGGACATCCTACAAAGTTGGATGGAACAAGATTATCATATGAAAAAACCTGAAGTTGTATATGACCATACCTTAACAATAAGTAAATTTTGGTCAGTACTTTCAGAAGAAGACAAAGAATATATACAATGTGCGCAAGATGCAATAGAAACACAATCAAACATATCGTGGAGACCTGATGCCAGTACTGTTAAAGAATAAAAAATCACACCTAGAAAAAAATATGTTTTTCGACGAAGGAGTTGATATTGCAAGATATGACCAAGTAAGATATCCACAAATCGAAAAAATCACTGATAAACAATTAGGCTTCTTTTGGAGACCAGAAGAAGTTGATGTATCTAAAGACAAAAAAGATTTTGGAGAACTTACCGACCATGAAAAACACATCTTCACATCTAATCTCAAACGTCAAATACTATTGGACTCTGTTCAAGGTCGGGCCCCGAACCTTGCTTTCTTACCTATATGTTCGTTACCCGAGGTTGAAACTTGGATTGAGACTTGGTCGTTTTTTGAAACGATACATTCTCGTTCCTATACTCATATTATTAGGAATATATATCCTAATCCATCTGAAGTATTTGATGGGTTATTAGATGTAAAAGAAATAATAGATTGTAGCGATTCTATAGCAAAGTACTATGATGATTTAATTAACGATAATAATAGCGCAACAAATAAATTACAACATAAAAGGTCTTTATATATGGCAATGCTTTCAGCGAATGCTCTTGAAGGAATTCGTTTTTATGTTTCCTTCGCCTGCAGTTGGGCATTTGCTGAGCTTAAAAAAATGGAAGGTAATGCTAAGATTATAAAGTTTATTGCAAGAGATGAGAATACACATTTAGCTTCTACAACAGTCATGTTAAGAAATATGTTAAAAGAAGATAAAGACTTTAAAAAGATAGCAAAACAAAATGAAAAAGAAATTGTACAATTATTTGTAGATGTTATTGAACAAGAAAAAGCATGGGCTAGATACTTATTTAGAGATGGCTCAATGATTGGTTTAAATCAATCAATATTAGAAAATTACGTAGAATGGATAGGTTGTAAACGAATGAGAGCATTAGGTTTACCATGTCCTTACACAGTTCCTCAGATGAATCCACTGCCTTGGACGGAAAAGTGGATATCAGGTGGTAATGTTCAAGTTGCTCCACAGGAAACTGAAATAAGTTCTTATGTTGTTGGTGGAGTAAAACAAGATGTTGATGAAAAAACATTATCTGGATTATCGCTATGAAGGAAGAAAAAATATTACAAGTGGTTAATTTATCCCCATCAGAAGCATGGGTTGAAAAATTACACGATGTACATCCAATGAAACAAATTACTGTAGCATCTGTAATACAGTTTTGTGTATTTGGGTTTATGTTATTTATGTTTAAGATGATAGGATTATGGACGGGGTAATATTAGCTGTAGGAATTATTGCAAGCTTTTATGCAATTATTTCATTATTAATAAGTGCAGAAGGAACCAAAGGGATTGAAAAAGAACCTTATTATGGTCGAAAGACTGGAACAATGTATACTGCAAAGAAAGACAGGGAGAAACATTTAGTATGATAGAGATATACGGAAAAGATAATTGCCCATATTGCGATATGGCAAAAGCATTATGCGAACAAAAAGGACTCGATTACGAATATAAGCAACTAGGAACTGACTTTGATAGAGATGAAATGCTATCAACATTTCCAGGTGCTAGAACATTTCCACAAATTATTTTAGATGGTCAAAAGATTGGTGGATATACAGAATTAAAAGAGTTAACTAGCGTAGAGTTATGATATTAGAATGCGAATATTGTTATTCACGCATAGTAATTAAGCCTGATGATAGAGAACTCAAAATAAATTTTTGTCCTCATTGTGGTGAACCTACTGATGATGATGCAGACGAGTTAGATTTTAATGAATGATTGGATATATCAAGGACTAAAGTTTGAGCCTGATGAACCTTTTACTTACGAAAGATATGGAAAGGAGTGGTATGGGTTTGTCTATTGTATCACTAATCGAGCAACAAACAAAAAATATATTGGCAAAAAATTCTTTTGGAAAGCTAAGACTCTTCCTATTACCAAAAAAAGAAAACGTAGACAAAGATTAAAGGTCGAATCAGACTGGAGAGATTATTGGGGTTCAAATAAGCATTTACAAGAAGATGTAGCTCAGTGTGGTAAAGATATGTTTTATAGAGAAATACTACATTTATGTAAAACAAAAGGTGAATGCGCTTATATGGAAACTAAAGAACAATTTGAAAGAGAAGTTTTACTTTCAGAACAATATTATAATGGTATAATCAATTGTAGGATTGGTTCAAAAAGTGTGAAAAACTTGTTTACAAATGACTAAAAGTATGATATAATATATATTATATGGGAAAAATACTAAAGTTTCCAACTCAAAAGGAAATAGAACTAAAACAAGATACAGAAATTCTAACTGAAGTAAGTAATAGATGTGTTGATAGTTCACATTATTTATTAGAAGTATTAGAAGAATTTATTAATACTGGTGAAATATCAGAAGACTTTATGGAAATGGATTTCAGAGATGAAACTAAACAAGAGTCAAGAGATATGTTTGTTATTGTAAATATGTTAAATGCAATGTTTAACAGATGGTATAATATGCCACATGGTTTACATCAAACTATGGATAATGCCTATATAAAAATAAAAGAAATGATTTTATTAAACGAACAAGCAAATCATCAATTAGCAGAATATACGTTTGAGCCAAGTGATAGTGATTTAGTGTTTGATTTTAAACCAGAGGATGAAGATGATACTGATTGATTATAGCCAAATTGCACTAAGTAATATTATAGTGCAAAAATTAAATGATGAAAATATGATACGACATATGATACTAAATAGTATTCGTATGTATAATAAAAAATACAGAGATGAATATGGCCAGGTTGTCATATGTGCTGATGGCATGAACACTTGGAGAAAAGAATTCTTTCCAGAATATAAAGCAGCTCGTAAAAAGAATAGAGATGAATCATCTCAAGATTGGACAGAAATATTTAGAATATTGCATACTGTCAGAGACGAAATAAGAGATTATTTACCATATAAAGTTATACACATGGAAGGTGTAGAAGCTGATGATATTATTGGTACACTTGCAATGCAAACCCAAGAGTTTGGACAAGATGAACCAGTAATGATTATATCTTCTGACAAAGACTTTATACAATTACAAAAATACAAAAATGTAAAACAATGGTCACCAATACAAAAGAAATTTGTCACAGATAAAAATCCAAGAACATACTTATTTAATCATATTATGAGAGGAGATAGTGGTGATGGTATACCAAATGTTTTATCAGCTGATGATACATTTATTAGTGAAAACTCTCAAACACCACTAAGACAAACAAAGATTGACAGCTGGTTAGAACATTCAGATAATTTAAGAGAACACATGGATGATGAGATATATCGTAACTATCAAAGGAATAAAAAGCTTATTGATTTAACAGATATACCAGAAGACATACAAGAATCTATTATAAATAATTTTAACAGTCAAGCAAAGACACCAAATATGAAAATATTGAATTATTTAATAAAGAAAAGATGTAATCATTTGATTGAAGTCGTGGAGGAATTTTACAATGGCTAGAAGAAAATTAGTATCAGAAGTCCTGGAAGAAGCAGGCAAAATCTTAAAGAGAGATGAAAGGATTAAATTCCTTCAACTTAATAAATCACCAGGTCTTACAGACATATTGAGAGTTCAGTATGATGATACAATTGTATCAGCTTTACCTGAAGGAGCTCCAAATTATCGTCAAGATGACGCTCCTAAAGATTATCAATATACTATATTGAATAAAGCTTATACTCAATTTAAGTATTTCTTTAAAGGACCAATAGCAAATGATATGAATCCTTTGAAAAGAGAAAGTTTATTTTTAAATTTGCTTGAAACACTTCATGTCGAAGAAGCTGAATTACTTATTGCAGCTAAAGACAAAAAAATGAAGTATAAGGGTATTACGAAAAAACTAGTTCGTGATGCATTTCCAAACCTAATAGTTAAATAGGAGGTACGCTTATCGAATAATCTATTTTGTTATGTTTAATTTAATTACAGGAGATTACTATGGAATTAACTAAACAAGGAGACAGAATGGTAAAGTCTTTAAGAGCAAGAAAAAAAAGAAGACTAGTGAAAGATATACGGGAATTAAGACAGCATAAACTATATGCTAAACTACATAAAAAAAAGAAAAAGAAATAGTTTACAAAATATAGAAAATATGTTATAATATATATTATGAATTTATTTATACTTGACAATAATCCAATTATAGCAGCACAACAGCAGTGTGATAAACATGTTGTTAAAATGATTGTAGAATCAGGGCAAATGCTTTCAACTGCGCATCGTATGCTTGATGGTCATCAATGCAGAAAAGCTTCAAAGTCAGGTAAGACTATGGTAAAGTATTGGTATATGGATAATGATACAGAATTTACTCTTTATAAAGCTGTACACATGGGACATCCATGTACAATATGGACTATGGAATCATCAGAAAACTATAATTGGCACTATAAACATTTTATTGCATTATGTGATGAGTACAAATATCGATATGGAAAAACCCACTCAACAGATACTAAATTACGTAACATCTTATCTAAATGTCCAAATAATATACCAATTGGCCAATTGACACCTTTTAAATTGGCAATGGGCTCTAATCCAGAATGTATTATGGAAGATGCTGTTAAATCATACAGAGCTTTTTATCAAACAAAACAAGAAAGATTTAAAATGGTATGGTCAAAAAGACCTGTACCAAAATGGTTTCATGCAGTATAAATTCCATGAACATAGATATACCTTTAAAGGTCAATTTGCATATGCAGCAGATTGTATAAGACATTCATTAGATATGTTGGGTTATAATGAATCAGAAACTAAAGAAGCAGACCTACACATTTACAATCATACTGCACGAGATTTAGAACCTGATATGCCAGAAAATTCTATTATTTTTAAACCAACAGCACCTACAGGTAAACATTTTCAAATAGATACATTAGGCTATGCAAATAGTAGTTCTATTACTTTTGATAAACCAAAATTTGAAAATAGAGTTGTTGATAATACAGAATGGAATGAAATCCAAGAAATGGTTAGTCGAAGAGCTAATAAATGGGATAGTGCTGAATTGTTTAAATGGGAAGAAGCAACTGGTAAATTAAAAGATGACCATATATTAATTGTTGGTCAAATGCCAGAAGATGAAACAGTAAAAGGTTTTGGCTTTGGAAATCATTGGGATAAAATGTGTCAAATAATAGATAAGTTAAAAGATGAAAACTTAGTTATTAAATTACATCCAAGAATTAGCAAAGCTTCTCACATTATAAAAGATTTAAATAAAACAATATTACAATGGGAAAATGATGGACATCAAGTCATAACCGGTTATGTATCAATTCATAGTGTATTACCCAAAACAAAAGTAGCAATCATAGAGAATTCTACTGCTGGTATTGAATGTATGATGCATGATGTTCCAATTATTTCTTATGGATATCCTGATTATCATTGGATAACAAAGGATTTAAGAATATTAACTGAATTAAAAGGATATATAAAAGATATGTCGTGGTATAATCAAAGAGCTAGTAGAAGATTTTTAATCTGGTATATATATGATTATCTTTGTTATGATATACCATCAACATATAATCGATTAGGAGAAATGTTAAATGCCAACATATGAGTTTAAAAATAAAGATACTGGAGAAGTATTTGAAAAAATAATGTCATATGATAGTAAAGTAAAATACTTAGAAGAAAATCCAAATATACAATCATATTATTCAACTATGAATATTGACCATGATGGTGGTAAATCAGTATTATCAAGAGCTGGTTCTGGATGGAAAGAAGTACAGGATAGAATTAAATCAGGAATGCCACCAAGACTCAGAGATAATATAAAAACAAAATGAAATTTAAACATGAACCTATTGACTTAGGATATAACGACCTTGAAGCTGTGACAGGCGATAAAGGCAGATTTTACACAGACCCAGAAGGAAATAAGTACGCATCAGTTACGACAGTACTTTCAATACTATCTGAACACGCTATACAAGCGTGGCGCGCACGTGTAGGCGAAGAAGAAGCTAGTAGGATATCTCGTATTGCAAGTACCCGTGGAACGACAGTACATAATATAATAGAAAAATATGTGGCAAACGACCCTGAATACATTAAAGATGAAATGCCTCATAATATACAAACATTTAAAGATATACAACCTATCTTAGATGAATGTGTTACTAA